TTCCTGTAACATCTAAATCACCAGTAATATTAGTATTTGCTTGAATATTAACTTCACCTGTTCCATTAGGTATAATGTCAAGGTTTGCGTTAGATACTGTCGTAGAAATTACGTTAGTGTCAAATCTTAAATCATCTATTTCAAAAGTTTTTAATGAAACAACTTTGTCTGTGCCGACAGTTGTAAGGTTTAATACGTTACCAACAGTATGAACTGTGTTACCAGAAATTCTTACATCTCCGATAAATGCTGTTCCTGTTGTAACTAAATCAGTTGATCTTGTAGTTCCGTTAACGTCTAGTGCGTATTGGGGTGAAGCGGTTTTGATACCTACTCTGCTGTTATTAACATCCAGATAAAGTAAATCCGTCTCAAAGGCTAAATCCACACCATTTCTGATGAGGTTCGACTTTAGTAGCGGACCTGATATACGACCTACAGCCACTGTTCTCTCCTAATACGGGGATCCTGTCCCTCTAACCTAGATATCATTGCCGGTTAACCGCAGTATGTCCCATAATACATAAGAGGTCTCTCTCCTCCTATTGGTCATGTACTATGACAATTGTATTTATCGTTTTTGGAAATTATGCGAGTGCTATGGTATAGATATTAACCAATTCTTCCATGTACTGTTCAGTGATACCACCACCAACACCTGCGATGTTGGCCCAGTCTGTACCGTCGTAAGTTTCCATGTAAGCTAGGTCAGTATTAAAACGTGTTTGTCCTATAATACCAATTGGACGTTGTGCAGTTGATCCTGCAGGAATAACCATTCCAACATTAGCATCAAATTGGACATACCCAGTATTACCTGTTTTAGAAAGTTTAAATGGTTGGGCTACTGTGTTATGTATTGTACTTGCATTAAATTTAAAATTAGCTATATTAACAACACCTGTTGCAGTTAAATTAAAATCAGCATTTGTTGTTGCAGAAGAAATAGTATTTCCATCTATCTCTACAGTATTTTGTGATATTAGTTTATTAGTTGTTAATCCAGTAGTAGATAATGTTGTAGTTGTAACACCATTAGTAACAAAGCTAAAATCATTACCAGCGTTTGCTAATACATAAGTTTGTCTATCTTCACTCCATATACCTCTTAAAGGAGTATAAGCAGTTGAAAATAATTCAAAGAAATTAGTAGTTGTATTGTATCTAACATCACGATTTGAACTTGGTCTTTGTGCTTCTGTACCATCTGGTACGTTTAATGCCGCTACAGAGCTTATTGTAATGTTTCCACTACCGGGTGTAATTACTAAATCACGAGCAATATCTAAGTCAAATTGTTTAATACTTCCATGTAAAGGAAGTCCGCTGGCACCTAACCCAACTACATATAATCTAGCCCCATCATGCTTAAATGTCATAGCCATTGCTGAAGTCCAAGCACCAGGCATTGTCCCTTCTTGTGCGCCTACATTTTTAGTTACACCAACTGATGTTATAGTATTAAGGTCAAACCCAACTGCTAAAACAAATGTATGGACAACTTCATCAAAATCAACAAGGTATAGTTTAGTTCCAGAATTATTAAACCATATAGCATTTCCTTCTGTTCCTGAATGGAAAGTGCTTAATTGTATATTTTGTGACGATCCAGTAGTAGTAAGATCCCAAGGTGTAGATAATTCATATCGAATAATTTTCCATGTAGAATCATAGTACATCCAGAATATATATCTACCATCTGGACTCATATGAAAGTTAGGAGCATCAAATTTTGAAATACCTAGAAAACTTGCTTCTCCAGTAAATTGACATTGTGTAATGTCCCAAGCGATACTTACTTCATATGCAAAAAATCTTGATTGATCACTACCAGTATCTCCATACCCACCTGATACAAATAATTTTGTTCCATCTGGTCTCCAAAAATGACCAACAAGTCCGTTAAACGGAGATGCACCTACTTGTGTTTCTGTTGATGTATCAAACGCTGTAACAACTGCACCAGCATTAATACTTGAAATGTCCCAAGGTGTAGTACATATATAAGCTCTAATAGTTTGATTAACTTCAGCAGATACAAAACACTTTGTTCCATCCGGACTAAAACTAATGCCGCCAGTTTTATAATTTGATAATGATGGGTTTGTTGGTTGTACAAAACCTGAAAAAGTTCCTGTGTTTACATTCCAAGATGATCCTGAAGATATTAAGTTATGTCCACTAATAGCTACATCATCTATAACAATACTTCCTGTACCACTAGGTCTAAGTGTTAAGTTATTATTAAGTGTTTTAGTTGTTATATAATCATTATCTATTTCAATATCACCAATAGTTGCTTGACTAGTAGATACATTATTCCATACTCTAGTTGGACTTCCTAAACTATAGGCACCTGCTGTAGTATGTGGAGTAAAGTCTTGTGAAAGCTCAGCAAAATTAAAACTAATTGTATCTGTTGGTTCATCTCCAAGATTCATTGTGCCACCAACAGTAATATTGCCTGGAATAGTTATATTTCCAGTTGTACTAATAGTACCGGTAACTTTTGTTTTAGGGAATTCAACAGTTCCTGTACCATTTGTATCTAGTACAATATCAGAATTATTTTTACTTCCTATATAATTGTCATTAAATGTTAAGTTTTCGGTGTGTAATTCATCTGCGTGAATAGTACCTTGAGAATCTAAAATAATATCACCAACTATTGCTGTCACACCAGTTGTATCTACTTTAAGATTACCCCCAGTAAGTCTGTCAGACATAAAGTCATTAGATATAGTTTGGCCAAAGATATCTAATTCTGAGGCTTGAGAAGCAGTTCTAATACCAACCTTACCAGTTAAATGTCCTATATATAATAGGTCATTATCAACGGATAGGTTTGATTGTGTTCTTTTTAGATTAGCCGCTAATAGCGGACCTGATATTCTCGCAACTTGTGGCATATATAACTCCCTCTACGTTATATATTTATCGGAAGTTACTTATCGAAGTTATGGAGGACTGTTACTGGTTTGCCGACTGGAACTGCTGTTCCAAATACTACATACCAGCCAACAGCTTTACCTGGTGGGTTTTGTTCTAAAGTGTAGTTTGTAGTTGCTAATTGGAATACGTTTTCAATTAGAACAATTAAATTTTCAGCCGCGGCTGGGCTTGGATTATAAGTGTCGTTATTAACTAGTGGACCAAATTTTGTTTCAACGTCATCTCCGTTACCTAATGCTTGTTGAACAATACTTGCTGGTTCAAAACGTCTAACAGGTGCCCAAGCACCAGCTTGACGATTTTCAAATACATCAGTATCAGTATTGTAACGAATTTGTCCATCTACTGATGCTGTTATATTCTGTGCCGCAGTTCCTTTTGGAATCTGCATTTTATCAGTACTGTCAATAGTCACTAAACCGTAAATATTTTTACGAATATCTTTATTGCCAAAGATACCGCGATTTTGTGTGGATTGTTGTCTTAGGAATCTCATTATACTTCCAAGTAACTAACAGTAATAGCTAAATTCAAAGGTGCTTGAGAAACACTTACAACTTTATCACCAGCTTCTAAAATAATTTTTTCACTATCAAATGTAAATGTTTCGCCTCCAGGGACTGGTAGTTCTTTTACAACCATATTAGTATTACTTTTAGCTTCGGTATCTTTTACAAAGTGTAAATCAAATGATGTATCATTTGTACCTGCCGCGTCGAATCCTGCATGATTAACCACCATAATAGTGGTAATAGCATATGATTTTCCAGCTGGAACTTCTAATACTGTTACGTCTGTTGCTACCAAAAGTGCTTGTGCTATTGCCATTTTTCCCTATCCTTAAAAGATCATACTTAAAAGTAAAGATCTATTCTTGCTTAAAATTTCATCTCTAACGTTACTACTATTTACATAAAATAAGCCAGTTTTACCTATTCCAGGAGTCTTAGCATATAATTTTAATCCATCAGTTGGTGCTGTTGGGTCTATTGTAGCATCATCAATACTTGGTGTACTTAAAATATGTAGTTGGTCATCAATTATAATTGATCCTGTTCCAGGTGCCGCAAGTCTTAAGTCTGCTGAACTAACAGTTGTTTCGATTGTACTACCATGTATTCTTAAATCATGAATTTCTGTTCTGTTATCATAGACTGTTATATGATTATTTCCGTCAACTGATACTTTTATATTACTTGCTGTGCCTGGATTAGTTTCAATGTCAGCTACAACAACATCTGTTTTGGTTGTTACACCGTCTCTAATTTTCTTAATGTTTATTGTGGCAAGTCCTGATACAATTTCATCATCAACATATTTTTTATTAGGTAAATCGTCGTCATCTACAACTTGATTTTCATAGTTGTTAGTACCACTGACACTAATTACACCTGTGCCAGCATTAATTAAAAATAGGTCACCACCGCCTGTTGAAATACTTCTACATTCTAATCCGATGTTACTACCAGCTTCGTCTTTAAGGACAAAAGCCCCTGTCTTTGTTGTTTGACTTACAGGATCATTCCATATAACATTTTCATTAAAAAGAAATTGTACGTCAGCTAAACTGCCGCGTTCAATTCTAATTCCTGCTTCGTTTAATGTAACTCCTATGCCTGATTCGTTTGCATTAAGAACAATAATATTATCATTAATATTTAGGTCAGTTGAATTAACTGTAGTTTGTGTTCCACTAATAAGGAGATCACCTGTAACATGAACTTGTCCAATATTAAGTCCTGTGTCGAGAGTAATTGTGCCCGAGTCAGCTACTTTTAAAGTATAATCACCACTTGTTGTTACGTGTTTTGACATTATTATTGCCCATCAACTGTTACAGTATTTGCAGTTGCATCGTCTTCGCCACCTGCGTCACTTCCACCGATGACCATTTTTCCTCGTGTCGTACCTTCATACTGAACGACGTTATTCCAAATTTTTGTAATTTGAACAACTGTTGAATCATCCAGTACTCCGTCAATTGACATTTCGCCAGCTACTAATGTTCCAGCGGCTTTATTAACTAACAATAAAATTTCAGTAGTGGTACCATCAGATACCTTAAATTTATTTACTGAACGTTGTGCTAAAATCCATGCTTTTGTAGATGCTTCAGCTTGTCCTGTGAAAAAATGGCGTGTAACCTGGAGTTTTCCATTACCTTCTCCAAAATTTCGTTTGTTTACTGGTCTACCCATTTTTAATCTCCTGCTTTAATGTATTTATCAGAAAAAGAGAAAGCCCGAACATAGTCCGGGCTTCCAATTCTAGTTAATTCAATCCTAAAAACTAGATTACGTAATTACATCTACTGTTCTTACTGAGGCAGAAGCCGCGTTACTATCACTTAATGTATAAGGATATTTGTCGGTTCCTTCAGTAATAACTGTTCTATTGTAGAACTTTGTAACTTGTGTAGCCGTTCCACTATCATCTTTAGCATTTACGATGAATTCGCCTTCGCCTAAGGAATCTTGTACTCCATTAACCAACTGCAAGTTTTCAGTTGTAGTGCCATCAGTAACTAAAAAATAATTAGTTCCTGTTTGTTTTACAATTGAGCCTTGCGGTTCTTGAGCTTCTTCTCCTCCTGAAAAATAATAGCTAGTAACTGCGACGTTACCAACGGCTGTTCCAAAGATTCTTTTGTTTACTGGTCTTCCCATTTGTTTTCTCCTGTTAAACGTTCTAAGTTTACGGGGTGTTGTCCCCATAAGTCCCTTTCGGGCTCGTTTACTTAAAGCTATTTATCAAGAGAAAGCCCAGAACAGCGTTTAATAGCCATCCTGGGCTCGACTCATTAAATTTATAGTGGAAATGGTAGGACTTGGTTACACCTACAATCCCGCCTCACAGATACCTATCTATTGTTGCGGAAAACCTATACCCGACTGGTAAGTCGATTTGGATAAGCGCCTTTCAGCTACCCACCCTGGGTACCACCCCTGTACAGTCAAGTTCACCCCTCTGGTAAGAGGCTCTTCCTTGCACACTTCCTACTTAAACAGAGCTACCGTCTAAGTATTATATGTATAATAACATCTTATAGTTAAAAGTCAACGATTTTCTTTATTTTTTTGTGGATAAGTTTATCCAAAATAGAAAAAGAAAGGGCGATCCTAAGACCGCCCTCTCATAATCACTTGTAATATCTCTATTAAGAGAATGTTACGTTTGCGATGGTTACCGTACCCAAGTAGTCAGCCGCATTACCTAGTGAAGATGCTGTGTTGTTTAACTCAACATATCCATATCTAGTCATGAAACTTACAACTGGTTCAAATGTACTTGGATCCAACACAACACCGCTTGACATCAATGGGATGTATGGGCAGTAGAATGACGGAGCGTCCGCTTCACTTGTTCCTTTGTAACCAACTAGTACTGCTGTAGTATCAGCCGCATATGAGTCAACATATACTTTCATTGCACCGTTTAGTGTTCCAACGAATTTTGTATTTGTTGGAGCTTCAAAAGTGCCTTCAGTTGTTCTTGCGAACGCTGAAGTTGTAGCTGATTGTAGTACAGTTAGAGCGTGTGGTGAAACCACAGCCCAGTTACCAGCACCACGACGTGTACGCTGAGCAATAGTATTTGCAACACGGTTGACCATTACAGCCAATGCCGCGTGTTCGTCACCGACGAATGTTGCAGTACCACTAACAGCATTTTGATCGTATGCTTGTTGGTTCTGAGTACCTGCTAAAGCACGTAAAGATGCAAGAACTTCTTGATCGATTTCAGCAGTAATTTCTTGGGCTAATGCCGCCATAATTTCTGCTTCGATGTCGATGCCTTGCTGTGCTTGTGCATCTTGTGCCGATTCAAAAGTCCAGCGAGCTGATAGCTTTCTAGTCTTTGCTTCGACAGTTTGTTTTAAGATTTGGATGCTCAAGCGTTTGCCAGCCGTACCTTCTAGATTGGCTGTACCAGCCGCACCAGGGGTAGCGTCAGTGGCATTACCTGCATAAGCCGCCGCGATCTTAAATGGTGAAAGTGCTTCTTCACCTATTTCGTTACCATCTGAAAAGTCCGCGTAACGAACTCTCAATGTGTGGATTTGTCCAACTGGGCCAGTCATTGGTTGTACTCCAACCAATTCATTAGCTATTACAGTCGGCATAACCCGTCTTATTACCGGAAGGATAACTCTGTTAAGAGTTGCAACATTACCTGCTGATGTAGATCCAGCGGTAGCAGTCTCATTCAACCACTTGCGTGTGTTTTCAAGAGTACTTGCCATCACTGCTTTCTTGTTACCGTTAAGGCCTTCTAAAAGAGCGGTTTTGGTATCCTGCCAGCGATTTTCTAGTAGTTCTGACATTGTTTTCTCCTTAATTCAATCCTGCAAGTCTTCGAATGTCAACAATATTACTTGTTGCTTCCGAGCTTACACTACTAACGTTAGATTCTTCTTTGTTGCCTGTTATTGCTACTTGTTTTGCCTCTGATTCTGTTAATGTCGCCTTCTTCTTTGCTGGAGTTTTCCCGTCGATAACCGCCGGCATATACTTGTCAAATTGTTTTTGCAATTTGTCAGTTTGTACACTTTCCAGTAAGTCGTTCATAATTTCACGCTGTTCTTTGCTCAAAGGAGCAGTTAGTTCAGACATGACATCTTTTCTCTTAGCCGCATCAGAAATTTTAGAAATTTCTGCATTTTTCTCTGCGATCGTTTTTGATTTCTCATCTACCTCTGCTTTAACTTCTTTAATTTGTCCATCTTTCATGTTAACAACTTGCATAAGTTTAGCAGTTTCTGATTTCTCGTTTAGGTAGCTATTGGAATATTCATTAGCGAATGTTTCGAAAATTTTGCGACCAAAATCATTTTTACGTGCTGAGTCAATATCTTCTTTAAGTTGAGAAATTTCTTTTTTAAGTCCTTTTCCAACTACGTCTGATACTAATTTAGCACTCTTCTCAACAAAAGTTGATTTAACTTTGTTTAGATGTTTCTTAGCTTCACGTATAAGTTTTACCTTAGTTTCGGCCAAGTCTTTCTTATCTTCGTAGAACTCTGCAATTTCTTTTGCCAAAGCTTCAACCACAAATTCCTCAAGTTTGCCAAACTTACTGGCCATACCTTTTTGGTCTTCGTGTAATTCAGTTACTTCCTTCTTCAAAGACTGCATAACAAACTCTTTTAGCAAATCTGCGTTATCACGCATAGCAATTACATATTTCGCTCTTGCTTCTGCTAATTGTTTGCGATCGTCAGTGAACTCGGAAATTTCTTCTGCTAGTTTCTCGCTCACCATAGAATCGATTGCTTCAACCATTTGTGCTTTATCGTGTTCATATTTAGAAGCGAACTCCTCGCGAAGTTCAGCAGTAACAGAAAGTTTTGTTTCCGTAACTTTCTTGTCCCATGCTTCTTGAATTTCAGCTCTGATCTCTTCAGAGATTACATTGTTTTCAAAGAGTGATTTCAGTGCGTCCAACATATTTTTCTCCTTATTACTGGAGCCCTTTGATGATATTCACCAAAGAATTCTTTAAATAATTCTGCGCCTTTTTGTCGCCTTCTAGCTCACGTGCCAGGTTCATTGCCTTATACCCCCCACGAGTATTTAATAAATGCTCGTATATTGGGGTTGGGTATGCCCCTGGAGCACTGGGTTGAGCAACTATATCCACAGTAATTATTTCATAGTCGCTTACTTGTCCGGTTCCGTCTTCTGTGACGTTCCCGCTACCACGTGATGAGACGCCTAGTTTAACTCCGCTTTCAAGCATTGTTGAAACCAATTGTCCCATCGGCGTAGGTAATATTTTAAGTTTCCCGTAACCGTTTGGTCCATCCATCCACATTTCTGTGATTAGATGACTTACACGGTCTAAGTTTATGTTGAGTCCTTCAGGATGATCAACTTCGCCCAGAACTGAATATCCACCTGTAATTTGGTCATTGAGTGTATTGACAGCTCTACCTATCTCGGTAACAGGGTAAACACGCATATTGGCATTTTTAACCCCACCTTGGATACAAATTCCTTTTAAATAAAGGTCTTTGCCTCCCTTGTCGTTCTCGGTAGACTCGATGACCATTTTAGCTTGGTCGAATGTTAAGTTCTCTCTTAAGTTAAGCAACACTTTTTTCCTCAACAAAATTAGGAACCGATTACTGAATCAGTATTCGTTCCGCCTTCTTCACCATGTCCTTTTTTCTCAGTACCATGGCCTTTAGAATCAGATTTTAATGACTTAGAAGCTTTTCCACCTGGAACATTTACGTTACCAGCTGAATCTTCTTTAGTGTCGTTGCCAGTTAGTCCAGTATTTGAACCACCACCTTCGCCACCTTTGGCAATATTACCTGCTGTGCCACCCATGTCATTTTTACCAGCTACTGTAGATTTTGTATTAGTACCACCTGTTTCTCCACCGCCTTTTGTTTCAGCGCCGTGTCCACTAGATACTTTTGTTACATACTCTCGCATTAGCTCTGTATTTGAAACTGGACCTTTAGCTTCTGCTTTCGCTTCTGCTTCTTTTCCTTCAAATGCAGGTTTTTCCTCTGCTTCTAGATCGGATGGAAATCCACCCTCTGCATCATCACCACCTTCGTCGTCACCGTTGTCGTCATCAGCATCTGCATCTGCATCTGCATCGTCGTCACCGTTGTCGTCTCCACCGTCATCGTCGCCCATCATGGCATCGAATTCTGCTTTAAGGTCGTCAAGTGCATCTTCTAGGTCAACAACGCGGTCTTCAAGATCTTCATGATCTTCGCCACCATCGTCGCCGCCGTCACCGTCCACTTCGTCGCCGCCTTCAATATCGCCAATCATAGCATCTGCTGGATCGCCGCCTATTTCGTCGTCTGCTTCTTGTGGAACATCTTCAACTGGAGTGATATCTACAAGTTCTTCTTTAACTTCTTCATCACCTTCGTCAGCTTTTTCTTTAGCTTTTTCGTCAACTACTTTTTCGTCTTCGTCAGCTTTTTCGTCTGATTTTTCGTCGACTTTTTCGTCTTCGTCAGCTTTTTCATCTTTAGACTCTTTAGCTTTAACTTCAACTTCAGGCATATCGTCGTCTAAAAGTTTTTCGTAAATTGTTCTGGATTTATCAACAACTATTTCGTGAAACAGTTCTTCCGCACCAGCACGGTCCTCTGAGATGAGCTTTTCTAACATTTGCTCAAATTTATTTTTGTCTGCCATTTTAAATCTCCTGTTTGTTTAGATATGGTAAGGCTGTCGTATAATATTTATGGTTTTTCAGGAAAAGTACGTGGTTATCGGCTCATTATGAGCCGTTTTACATTAAGATTATAGGATCTTGAATAAGTCCTTAAAATCTTGAACGGTCATATGATGTAGGTTTCCCCACACCCTTAAATTGTCTGGCAAGAAAGAGTCTCTTTCTTCTGTTACTCTTATATATCTCTTAGTTGGATTTTTTTGAATTATTATACCTGTTTGTCTAGCCCAATTTCCATGGTATGTTGCTACTGCTTCAGATTTTTTATAGTTTTCTGTATCTGCATATATGTTATTCAGTTTTTTATTAATTCCTTCAAAGTCAAATCCTAAAATATAAATTTCATTATTGTTATGCTTTTCTTCACTAGCTAAATTTAATGCAGTAGGACCAGTACTCCATCCTAAACTTGGTTCAAAGAAATTAAATTTATTAAATGTTTTATATGCTCTATTAGGGTTAGTCCATACTTCGTGGGTAAGTTGCCATCCAGATCGATTAATTTCTGTAACCATTTTAGTATCAACAGCTACTAGATAATCAGGTTCGAAGTCTCTATATACAGCATTACAACCGTATATTTTAGCAGTGGGTGGGATATTTTTTCTTAGTTGATGTAAGTCAATAGTTCGTCGGCTAGTTCCATTACCTATGACGAACGCCACGGTAGATCTGGCCATTGTTAGACAACCGCCGCTTCAGCATTAGCCGCCAATCCGTACATTTGACGTACGAAGTGTAGCTCTTTTGCCTGCTCCTCTTGGTGAAGTTCTGCCGCTTTACGTGTTTTATTAATTTGACGTAGGGTTAGTCGAGTTTTACGAGTGTCGTCTCGTTGGACAATAGATTGATCATCAACCGGATCATATTCTTTATTATCAATCGGTTCAAGTGTTTCTTTATCGAAGTAAAATATTTCTCTCAACGTTGTCATATTATTATTTATGCGGGCGGCGGTGTTCCGCCTGTCGGTGCCGCGCCTCCTGTTGCTGTATCTGGCGGTGGAGCAATACCACCATCTACTGGTGCTGGTTCTTCAGCTTCGGGATCTTCGTCTTCCATGTCACCCATATCAGCGCCAATACCTGCACCACTAACTCCTGCACCTCTCATTTCGCCTGCGGCGTCAGTAGGTGGTGGAGATAAGTTTTCATCATTTTCTTCTTTCCATAAGCGTTCATTTTCAGCAACTTCTTCATCAGTTAATCCTAAGAACCTTGCCATCGCAAATCTATTTGAAATGTAAGGAACAGCTGACATTTGTGTATATGTTCCAATGCGAGCATTATCAAGTTCACTTTGTCTGTAACTTGCAAAGTTTTGTGGTGGTTGCATTCTAAGGTCAAACATCGCTGTATCAATGTTAACACCTTTTTCTAATAGATAGCGTTTGAACTCTTGATTAAATTCGTCTGTAATTAAACTTTGTAAGCGTTCACAATAATTATTAAAACGTAATTCTTGAATATATGCTGTACCAACTCTACCGTCTTGGTAGTTGCTTTGTCCATCATCAGGACCTGTTGGTAAGTATGAACTTGGAATACGTAAACCACGTACAAGTTTGTTAGTAAAATATTTTAAGTCATCTATCTCACCCAAATTGGTGCCACCCGGTAGTGTCTCAACTTTAGACCCTCTACCTTCTGCTGTTTGAGGGAAGAAATAATCTTCATTAATAGATAATGGATTATATGCACTATCAATAACGTTCTGACCGCCTCCCGTCTGACTTGGAATTCTTCTTTGGTGGATGGCAGTCTTAACACGTTCAACAAATTGCATAGCCAAGTGGCTCGGCATATTGCCCACGTCAACGTAGAATACTCTACGTTCCGGAGCTCTTTGTACTCTATAAATTATAATTGCGTCTTCTAGTAATTCTTTTTGTTTGTAAACTTTAAAAATACTTTCTAGTAATGAATTACCAAATGGAAAGTTATTATCTAGTCCTTCAGATAAACTAAGGTGTATAACGTTTTCAGCATCAATAGTAGTTTCTTTAACT